TGTCTATTATAGAAAGGCCTATAGAGGCTATTACTGGGTTTTTATTTATAGCTCTAGTGTTCTACCTTCTATACTTTAGCCTATGGGTATTCTGCCCTTGTGGCTAGTTAACCCTACCCTCAACCTACACTCACCCTTCCGGAAGTCCGACCTAAGGCTGCTATAACATTGACAGTATAGTTCCCTAAGGGGTTGGGAACCTGCGTTTTTCTTCCATACGTATCCGCCTATTTCCTATAGATTTTGAGATATAGTAATATATATTTATATATTATCTAACATATCTTTATATTCTCTAGTACGTATAGCCTTCTTTAACTGTTCTCTTCTTTTAGTAGAAGGCTTTGTAAAGTGTTGATTATCTCTAATTTGCTTAATTAATTTAGTCCTTTTAACTTTAGTCTTAAATCTTTTTAAAGCTCTATTGATATTCTCACCTTTATTTAATTTAACTATTAACATAACCTTTATTTATTGATGATTATTATTATTTAGTACCATATATACAGACCAACCTATGAAAGTTCCTATATATACTGCCGTTAAGGCCTTAATTAATATACTAGCTGAAAAGATAAAACTCCATATACTCCAGGTTAACACACCTATTATAGTCCATACTAAGATAAACGTTATTGGATCTCTGGGATCTTTACTCGACATATATTAATTCTCTAACGATTTCATCATCTTCTTATAGAATAATGCTAATTCGTCTCCTAGTTGCTCTGCTATATTCTCAATTACTTGATCTTTAACTACAACTGTTTTCTCTAACTCAGCAACTCTTTTCTCCAAGTCCCTATTGTATTCTACTTGTACATAGAACGTAAGGCCTATTAGGAGATAAGAACACACAGTAAAGAAATATAAGAGGTTATTATTCTTCTTCATATCTAATTTTTACTTATATAATAATATAAGAACTTTTTGGCAGAAATCCAACGAAACTCGGGGAAATTTTTTGGCAAAATTTTTAGTATATACCCCTTACTATTTATAATCGATGAACAAATTAGACCCACATTCGTTATTCTCTATCTTTGAAAAAGGAGATGAAGATATCTACAAGGAACACGGGCAAGAAGACTTGCTCCAAAATCCCTTTGTTCTCATGGGTATGGTTCTCAGGGGATTGGACAATTTCAAACTCATGTCTACGCTCTATATGAAAAACTATCCCAAAGAGTTTAAAGAAGTCCAGCCTACCGTTAAATTTAAATTCTACAATAAACTCTATAGATACCTCGAGCGCATAGATATAAGTAAACTGGAATCCATCTATACTATAGGTGATAGCTTTGATAATAAGAACGTCTGCGACTCTTTAGATGAGCTTATAGATTACTTTCAAGGCATTGAACATTACGAGAAATGCGCTAAGATCTTAAAATATAAGAATCTACTTATAGACGAATATATAAAAAATCTTATAAAATAGTTGCTTAACTGACTTTTTTTTCGTATATTTAAGTATAAAATTAAGGTTATGGAAAATAAACTATTAGACTTCCTATTAGATAAGAAAAAGAAAGGTTTACCTATGAATGTAGGAGAGGCTATGTCTGAACTAAATATCTGGAGAGAAGGTAAAGTCGAGTCTGAAGTTAATACTTTTAGATTACACTGGGAAAATAAAAATAAATAATATGTATAGAAATTCTCGGGGCAACTTTCGCGCGTTTCGCGCGGCGGCCATCATAGGTTTTATTATAACTCTTACCTCTTGCCAACCCGAAGCTTTAAACCTTTCGGTATGTGAGACGGGAGAATGTAATGCATATATTACATCTCAATACTATAAAGATGATAACGGTTATACACACGTAGATCTTGAGTGGGATAGTGAATATCTCCCTTACTTTACTATAGATGCACATGCAAGTCGTACTATTCCGCACTTTTACTACAATGATCAACCCGTAGTATCAGCAGAATTTGATACGGATACTTATTATACTATAGGAGATTCATTAGCGTTCACTATTCCATTGTATAACCCTTACCAAGGTCTTGAAACTTACTATGGTTTCCCTATACCTGTTCGAGATACGATAGTATACCTTGACCAGTTTCAAGGAATGGTATTTCCAATAGTGCAAAACGATACAAGAGTATACTTTTCCGATGATCATAACCAAGAGTTTACTACAAAACGTACGGTTGGACCTATTCCACCATCGTTAGAAGGAGACACTCTTACTGTTTATATGAAAGTATTATGGGATGCAGGTATGGAATCGGTAGTCAAAGATTATTATATTGAAAAATATATTATAGAATAGTTGCCTTTCTGCATTATTTTTAATATCTTCAATATAAGTAATTATTTTAATTATAATTAATAATAAATAATTTATAATATTACTAAATAATAATAATAAAATATAATAACTTAATAAAAAGGTATACTATGTCCTTAACTCCAGAGCAAATTCAAGCTAACTACCAGAAGCATCTTAAAATTATCGATACTTACATCGGTGATCGTAAAGATTCTATTAAATCTATGATTAAACACATGGAAGAAACCTACGTTATGTCTCCTGCCAGCGGTAGAAAGTGGTTTCATAACGCTTTTGCCGGAGGATATGTAGATCATGTTAATAGAGTAGTGCAGTATGCTGTAGAGCAACACAGATTATACCAAAAAATGGGAGGTACGACCGATTATACCGAAGAGGAACTGGTATTTGCTGCTCTTTTTCACGATTTAGGTAAATTAGGTGATGGAGAACAACCTAATTACTTACCTCAGACCGATAAATGGCGTCAAGATAAGTTATCTGAGATGTATCAGTATAATCCCGACTTAGATTTTATGCTGATACCCGATAGATCCCTCTTTATACTACAGAAGTTCGGTATTCCTATGAGTCAAAAAGAATTTTTAGGTATAAGACTGCATGATGGCGTGTTTGATAAAGCTAATGAGGCGTATTTCTTCAGTAACGTTGAATCTTCTCGACAAAAAACATCTATTATATCGGTTTTACATACTGCTGACTTCTTAGCTTCGAAGGTAGAGTACGATATTTGGAAAAGAAACGGAGGAAATACAATACCTAAAGTAAAAAAAACTAAATCTACTAGCGGAAAACGAGTAAACTCCTCTAATGGATTAAATAATCTACTTAAAAATTTATAATATGGACTTAAATCCTACAACTTTATACATAATTTCCGGAATTTTAGTTGGAATTACAATTATTTTATCTTATATTATTATAAACCTACTTAGAAAAGTAGAAAAATATGAAGATATTACAGTGGAACAAGCAAACTACATGAATAATATTTCGAATCTAATTAAAGATTCACAAAAGCACCTAAAAAATCTAGACGAAAAAGGGGTATTTCAATCAGATGATGAGGTCGGTTATTTTTTTGATAATTTAAAAAAGGTACAGGAGAATTTTGACCAGTACCAACTATCCGACAACTATGCCCAGAAAGAGATCCAAAGCTAACTACTTTACTTCCGAGACCGAAGACTATATAAACAAATACAACGAATCTACAGACAACGAATACCGTAATAAAATCTTTACGGAACACATCTACCTCCCTTTTTATAAACTTGCTGAAAATATAATTCATACTTTTAAGTTCTACTATACTGATGTAGACAAGATAGAGGACTTAAAACATGAAATAGTGTCTATGCTTTTAGAAGAAAAGATTATGAAGTTTGATAAAAATAACGGAGCTAAAGCTTATTCATACTTCGGTACTATAGTAAAAAGATGGTTAATTAACTACAACAATAAAAATTATAAAAAACTAAAAAAAATAGGAAGCTTTACAGAAGCTGAAGATGATTCATATAACGACCCTTCTAATTTCGATAGTGAAAACACAATTACTTTAAGTTATTTTTTAGATCTATACGTTCAAGAAATGTACGATAAGTTAGATACGGTTTTTACTAAAGAGAGTGAAATGAAAATAGCTGATGCTATTCTTACCATATTTCAAAAGAGAAGAGATCTAGATATTTTTAAGAAAAAGGCGTTATATATCTATATTAGAGAGATGACCGATTGTGAAACTCCACACCTAACTAAAGTAGTAAATAAGTTAAAAGATGAGTTTTACGTTATGTACGATAAATACATATCATTAGATTTAATTAGAACAAAAGTACTTTAAATCTATTTATAAATAAAACTTATGAGTACTGACAAAGAAATCTTTAAAGGTAAATCTCTTTCTGACCTGTTTAACGAAATATATGACAACTCTAAAGAAACTAGAGGTCAAATAAAAGGT